TAAAATAAATGCCAAAATGGCTTCATTCTTTAACTAAATAAAACATGGCGTTTAAACTAAAACCACCATTTAAAGAACACTCTCCTATATACGAAAGAGAATTAGAAGAAGGTTGTATGGGTAAAGGTAATAAAAACGGTACTATTTTAATAGCTCCAGACCTACCTAAAGATGCTGAGCTAAGCGTTATAGATCATGAAGAAATACATATAGACCAGGTTAAACGTGGTGATTTAGATTACAATGACGAAGATGTAATTTGGAAAGGTAAAAAATATCCAAGATCTAAGATGAAAGAAGGTGACCCTAATTTACCATGGGAAAAAGAAGCATATAGTAAAACAGATCCACACGATAAATACTAATGAGTAAAAAGAAATTTCACGAAACAAAAGTTGGCAAGTTCTTAGCACATGCAGCTCCAAGTATACTAGGCACTGTAGGTGAAGTATTACCAAACAACGGTGTGTTAGGTTTAGTTAAAAACTTAATACATAAAGATCCTGCGTTACCTGCAGAGGACAAAGAAAAAGCGTTAATGTTATTAGAACAAGATATGACAGAAATGCAAGAAATATCAAAGCGCTGGGACAGCGACATGAAGAGTGATTCATGGTTAAGTAAAAACACGCGCCCATTATCTTTGATTTTTTTATCTGTAATGACCATTGCTTTTATATGGGTTGATAGCCATGAAAATCTATCTTTTACGGTAGAACAAGAGTGGATAGGTTTGTTAAAAACTTTAACAACAACAGTATACGTAGCATATTTTGGTTCGCGAGGGGCGGAAAAATTCAAAACTATAAGTAATAATAATAATAAGTAAAACAAATAATAACAATTAAAATTTAATCAAATGAGTAAAGATCAAAAAATTACAAAAAAAGAATTAGAAGCAGTCAAAGAACAACAAAAGAAAATTCAAACAGTTGTTTATGACTTAGGAAGTTTAGAAGCTAGGAAATTTGAAATTTCAGGAGCATTAAAAGACTTCACAGAAGCTTTAAATAAAACTAAAAAAGAACTAGAAGAAAAGTACGGACAAGTTAATATTAACTTAGAAGACGGATCTTACGAGGAAATAGTAGAAGAAGTAGCTACAGAAGAAGTATAACAGCAATGGACTCTATTATAAGAAAGATAAGTATAGGCTCGGACTATAAAAACGAAGCAATGCATTATTCCGTAGGTCAGTCAGTTTATGGCGGACACACGATTAACAACATTACTTTAGATGAATCTGATAATTCTTATAATATTTTTATAAAAAAGAACAACGAGATAATGCCATGGAAGAAATTCAACTCTAACATGGCTATATCCGTTGAGTATGATTTAGAATATTAATGAACAGTATATATGATTTTATTATAACTCCTAAAAATAGTAGGTATAATAATGAAAAAAAAATTGGTGATAAAACTTTAATAGTTAACACTAGTATTGAAGATCATAAGCTTGTTAGTAAAGAAGCTATTATAGTATCAGTGCCATTAGCGTTTAAAACTACTTTAAAAGTTGGTGACGAAATAATGGTACATCACAACATCTTTAGAAGATGGTATGACGTACGTGGCGCTTCAAGAAACAGTGGTCAATATTTTAAAGAAGAATTATATTTTTGTAAACCAGATCAACTATATTTATATAAAAGAGATAACAAATGGTTGTCTATTGGTCAAAGATGTTTTATAAAACCCATAAAAAACAATAACAATCTAACGCTAGAAAAAGAACAAAAGCATATTGGAATACTAAAGATAGGTAATAGTTCATTAGAAGCGCTAGGAATCAATCCAGGGGATCTTGTAGGTTTTAAGGCCGGTAGAGAATGGGAATTTATTGTAGACGGTCAACGTCTTTATTGTATGAAATCAAATGATATTATTTTAAAATATGAACACGAAGGAAACGAAGTTGAATATAATCCAAGCTGGGCATGTAGCAGTTGAGGAACTTATTAAAGTTGCTAAAGAAGCTATTGTAGATTCAGACGATGACATATCAGCTGACAGACTTAAAAATGCTGCAGCTACAAAAAAACTAGCTATATTTGATGCTTTTGAAATACTTAACCGTATTGTTGCAGAACAAGATATGTTAGATGAAAAACCTAAAGAAGTTAAAAAAGAAGTTGCATTTCGTGGCTTTGCTGAAGGAAGATCTAAATAATGTACGAGCAAACACTATATAAAGTATTACCTGATCACGTTAAACCTAAGATTCTTAAACGAATGAATAGGTATAACAAATGGGAGTATGGATACAACGAAGATCATGATATGATTGTTATATCTAAGACTGGACAAATTGGAGAAGTATACGAAATACAAAATCTTAAGATAGCTTTACCTAAAGAAAAAGAAGTAGAGAAGTTTAAAGAAAATAGATGGACACCATTCAATTATCCTAAAGAATTAAAAAGAATTAAAACTGTGTTCGACTGGAGAGAGTACCCAGAAGAATTCAAAGAAAAATATTACGACTATATTGATAATGAGTTTAAAAGACGCGAAGAAGGTTTCTGGTATATCAACAAAGATATTCCTACTTATGTTACTGGTACGCATTACATGTATTTACAATGGTCTAAGATTGATGTAGGTCAACCAGATTTTAGAGAATCAAATAGATTATTCTTTATATTTTGGGAAGCTTGCAGAGCAGATTACAGGTGTTATGGTATGTCATACCTTAAAAACAGACGTTCAGGATTTTCTTTTATGGCATCAGGTGAGTGTGTTAACATGGCTACAATATCAACCGATGCTAGATTTGGTATATTATCTAAATCAGGTGCTGATGCGAAGAAGATGTTTACAGATAAAGTAGTTCCTATTTCAGTTAATTATCCTTTCTTCTTTAAACCAATACAAGACGGTATGGATCGTCCAAAAACAGAACTAGCTTACAGAGTTCCAGCTAGTAAATTTACTAGAAGAAGTATTGTTTCTACTGATAAACCAGAAGATTTAGAAGGATTAGATACGACCATTGATTGGAAAAACACAGGTGACAACGCTTATGATGGTGAAAAACTAAAGTTATTAGTACATGATGAATCAGGTAAATGGGAAAGACCAAATGATATTCTTAATAACTGGAGGGTTACAAAAACCACTCTTAGATTAGGATCAAGAATTATTGGTAAGTGTATGATGGGATCAACATCAAATGCTTTAGACAAAGGAGGTAGAAACTTTAAAAAATTATATGATAGCTCAGATGTTAAAAAAAGAAACGCAAATGGACAAACACGTTCAGGACTCTATTCTTTGTTCATTCCTATGGAATGGAATTACGAAGGATACATTGACTCTTATGGCTATCCTGTATTCGACACCCCACAAGAAAAAGTGTTTGGACCTCATGGAACTCCAATCAAGTTTGGGGTTATTGAATACTGGGAGAATGAGGTAGAAGGTCTTAAAGATGACCAAGATGGATTAAACGAATTTTATAGACAGTTTCCACGTACTACAAAACACGCGTTCAGAGATGAGTCTAAAATGTCTCTATTTAATCTAACTAAAATATACCAACAAATAGATTACAATGAAGAAGCAACTTCTGCTGCAATTGTAACTCAAGGTAATTTTCAATGGGAAAGAGGTATTGTAGATACTAGAGTTATATTTTCACCAAATAAAAACGGAAGATTTTATATAACTTGGGTACCACCAATAAACTTACAAAACAGATTTATAATTAAAAATGGTATTAAATATCCAGGCAACGAACACATGGGTGCTTTTGGTTGTGATAGTTATGATATATCAGGCACAGTAGATGGAAGAGGTTCTAATGGATCTTTACATGGTTTAACTAAGTTCAGTATGGAAGATGCTCCTGCTGATCATTTTTTCTTAGAGTATATCGCTCGTCCACAAACTGCTGAAATATTTTTTGAAGATGTTCTTATGGCTTGTATTTTTTATGGCATGCCAATACTAGCAGAGAACAATAAGCCTAGATTGTTATATCATTTTAAAAGAAGAGGTTACAGAGGTTTTAGCATTAATAGACCAGATAAAGTCTATGCTAAGTTGTCTATAACAGAAAGAGAGATTGGTGGAATACCTAACTCTAGTCAAGATATAATACAAGCGCACGCTGCTGCAATTGAAACTTATATAGAAAATGCTGTAGGATTTGATGGTGAAAATTATGGAGATGTTTACTTCCAAAGAACACTAGAAGATTGGGCTCAGTTTGATATAAACAAAAGAACAAAGTTTGATGCATCTATTAGTTCGGGACTTGCTATAATGGCTTGTAACAAAAGTAGATATGCTCCAGTAAATAGAAAAAAGAGAGAGCCAGTAGATATTGGTATAAAGAAATATGATAATAAAGGTTTATTATCTAAAATAATCAAGTAAATGAATACATACGCAAATCCAAATAGTGCCTTTCCAAGCCAAACTGTGCCAGATGCTGAAAAAGCTTCCCAAGAATACGGGAGGCAGGTTGCACAAGCTATTGAAAGCGAATGGTGGAGACAAGGTGGTAATGGAACTAGATTTGCTACTACTTATAATAGATTCCATAGCTTAAGATTATATGCTAGAGGAGAACAACCAGTTCAAAAATACAAAGATGAATTAGCTATTAATGGTGACATGTCTTATCTTAATTTAGACTGGAAACCTGTACCTGTTATTTCTAAGTTTGTTGATATCGTAGCAAACGGTATGAACAACAAGCATTATGAAATAAAAGCTTTTGCTCAAGATCCAGTATCGTTAAAAAAGAGAACTGATTACGCTAACTCTATATTGCAAGATATGAGAGCTAAACCTTATCTACAAAACATGCAAACTACTTTAGGCATCGATCAGTTTAATACTGATAGTCCTGATACTCTTCCTGAATCAGAAGATGAATTAGATTTGCACATGCAGCTTAGTTACAAGCAATCAATTGAAATAGCTGAAGAAGAAGTTATTAATACTACTTTAAAGAAAAACAGGTTTGATAATATAAAGAAAAGATTTAATTATGACCTTGTTACTATAGGTATTGGAGCTTGTAAAACTCATTGGAATAAAGCTAATGGAGTTACATTACATTACGTAGACCCTTGTGATTTAATATATTCTTACACAGAAGATCCAAATTTTGAAGACATATACTATATAGGTGAAGTTAAAAGTTTAACTATACCAGAAATTGCAAAACAATTCCCACAGTTAACAGAAGAAGAATTAAAAAAAATACAACAAACTAAAGGTTATCAAAGAGAACAATTGTACGGTTGGAACGGTTATGATCAAAACACTTGTCAAGTTTTATACTTTGAATACAAAACTTATAATGAACAAGTATTTAAAATAAAAGAAACTGAACAAGGTTTAGAAAAAGCTTTAGAAAAAACAGATCAATTTAATCCACCACCAAGTGATGGGTTTAAAAGAGTTAGTAGGAAAATAGAAGTATTATATAAAGGAGTTAAGATACTAGGTAACAACCAACTTATTGAATGGGAGTTATCAGAAAATATGACAAGACCTTTTGCTGATACTACTAAGGTTGAAATGAGTTATACTATATGTGCTCCTAGACTTTACAAAGGTAAAATAGAATCATTAGTAAGTAAGATAACAGGTTTTGCTGACATGATACAATTAACACATTTAAAACTACAACAAGTTATGTCTAGAATAGTACCTGATGGTGTGTTCTTAGATATGGATGGTTTAGCTGAGGTTGATTTAGGTAATGGAACAAATTATAATCCAGCAGAAGCACTTAATATGTATTTCCAAACTGGTTCGATAGTTGGTAGATCACTTACTCAAGAAGGTCAAATGAACGCTGGTAAAGTACCTATACAAGAGTTAGCTACGTCTAGTGGTCAAGCTAAAATAGGTAGTTTAATACAAACCTATCAGTATTATTTACAAATGATACGTGACGTAACCGGACTTAATGAAGCTAGAGATGGTAGTGCTCCAGAAAAAGATACATTAGTTGGTTTACAAAAAATGGCAGTTAACGCGTCTAACACAGCTACAAGGCATTTAATGCAAGGTAGTTTATGGTTAACACTTAGAACGTGTGAAAATATTTCATTAAAAATAGCTGATTCATTAAATTTTCCACTTACTTTAAATTCTTTAAAAAATTCTATATCAACTTACAACTCTGCTACATTATCAGAGATACAAAATCTGAACATGCATGATTTTGGAATATTCTTAGAACTAGAACCAGATGAAGAAGAAAAAGCTGTACTAGAACAAAACATACAAATGTCAATACAACAAGGTGGTATTGATTTAGAAGATGCTATTGATATTAGAAGGATTAAAAATCTTAAACTTGCTAACGACGTTTTAAAACAAAAACGTAAAAAGAAACAAAAAGATGATCAAGCTAATCAACAAGCTATGATTAAAGCTCAAGCTGATGCTAACGCAGAAGCTTCTGAAAGAGCTGCTCAAGCAGAGATGCAAAAAGCTCAAGCTTTAGTTGAAAGCGATGTTCAGTTAGAACAAGCTAAGTCTCAAATGGAAATACAAAGAATGCAAACAGCATCTCAAATAAAACAACAAGAGATGCAAATACAGTTTGAATACGATATGCAACTTAAAGAAGCTGAATTAAAAGCTATGTCTGAAAAAGAAGCTTTAATTGAAAATCGTAAAGACAAAAGAATCAAGATAGAAGGTAATCAACAAAGTCAAATGATTGATCAAAGAAACAATGATTTGATGCCTATAGATTTTGAACAACAAGGTACTATGTAGTACTTATTAATTAATTTTATATTATCATATTATGTCAGAAACAACAAAAACAAATCCTGAGGTGACTCAACCAGTTGCTGCAGAAGGCGGGGAAATGAAAATGAAATCAAAACCTAAGCCAAAGAAATTTAAAGCTACAAAAGAACAACCAATAAAAATTGATCTTTCTAAAGTAGACACTTCGTTGGAAGCTAACGCAAAAGTAGAAGCTCCTATTAAAGTAGATTTAACTAAAAAATTAGAAACAGATGCCATTCAAATCGGAGAAACAAAGACGGTGGATGTGGGCGAACAAGCCGGAGATGGCGAAATCGTGGACATTGGAGGAGACAAACCCGTTGCAGAGTCCAGCTCGCCTCTTGAAGAAGTTACCGAGGTGGAAGAAAAGCAAGTACAACAACCAGTAGCGCAAAGTCCAAAAGTAGAACTACCTGAAAATATTGAAAAATTAGTTAGCTTCATGCAAGACACTGGCGGAACAGTTCAAGATTATGTTAGATTAAACGCTGACTATTCAACTGTTAATGAAGATACATTATTAAAAGAATATTATAAAAAAGCAAAACCACATTTAGATCAAGAAGAAGTAGAATTTGTTCTAGAAGAAGCGTTTAGCTTTGACGATGAAATTGATGAAGAGCGAGACATCAAAAAGAAAAAACTCGCTAAGAAGGAAGCTGTTGTAGAAGCACGTGAATTTTTAGAAGACTTGAAAAAAGAATATTACGACGAGATTAAGTTAAGACCGGGCGTAAATCAAGAACAACAAAAAGCCATGGAGTTTTTCAACCGTTACAACGACGAACAACAATTAGCTACGCAAAAGCATGAGCAATTTATTGATAACACTAAACAACTTTTAAACGATGAATTCAAAGGTTTTGATTTCGAGGTCGGTGAAAAAAAGTTTAGATATGGTGTCAAAGATCCTAATGCAGTTGCAGAAAATCAATCAAATTTAAATAACTTTGTCGGGAAGTTCCTAGACAACGAAGGTAATGTTAAAGATACGAAAGGTTATCACAAAGCTATGTACGCTGCTCAAAATATAGATAAAATAGTAAATCATTTTTACGAACAAGGGAAAACAGATGGTATTAAAAATGTAGTTGAAGGATCTAAAAATCCATCAACAACAGTGCGTCAAGAAGGTGTGCAAGACATATTTATCGGTGGACTTAAAGTTCGAGCTATAGATGGAGTTAGTAGTTCAAAACTGAAAATTAAAAAAAGTAAATTTAACAATTAAAAACTAAAAAAAAATGGGTGTATTAAGTCCTCAATTGGGAAGTATAGTACCTTCGTCCATACAAGCAACATTAACAAGTAACTACTTGAATTTTGCTAATGGAGGTGGAAACGACTTCGCACAACAATATCTACCGGAAATATATGAAGCAGAGGTAGAGCGTTATGGAAACAGAACGTTAGCTGGCTTCTTAAGAATGGTTGGCGCTGAAATGCCAATGATGTCTGATCAAGTAGTTTGGTCTGAGCAAAACAGATTACACATTTCTTACGAAGGTGTATCTTGTCAAGCTGTAGGTGGCGCACAAGTTGGAAATAGATTAACTCTTCCTGTAACTGCTGCTCCAAACACTAATGTTAGAAATGTAATATTTCAAAACATGACAGTTGTAATTATGGATCCTGCAAATCCTGCTTTCACAGTAAAAGCTATCGTTACTCAATCAGGAGCGAATGGTGCTATTGGAGCAAATTTTGTAGATGTAATTCCTTACACAAGAGCTGCTGTTAACGCTGGAGCTTTAGCAACTGCTGCAACACTTAAAGTGTTTGTATATGGTTCTGAATATGAAAAAGGATCTACATTAGCTACGGCTTCTGGACAATCTATCGAGCCTCAATTATCAGTATTCTCTAACAAACCAATTATTATCAGAAACAGATACGCTGTAAGTGGATCTGATACTGCTCAAATCGGTTGGGTTGAAGTTGCTGCTGAAGACGGAACTTCTGGATACTTATGGTATTTAAAAGCTGAAGGTGAAACTAGATTACGTTTCGAAGATTACTTAGAAATGGCAATGATTGAAGGTGAATTAGCTAATGCTGCACAAGCAACTGCTATCGCTGGAAATGCTCAACTTGCATTCCCTGCTGCTGCTGCTGCACCAGCTGGTACTATTGGTACTGAAGGTTTATTTGCTGCTATTAATAATGGTGGTAATGTACTTTCTGGTTATGCTGGATCTTTACAGGATTTTGATTCTGTATTAGAGAATTTAGATTCTCAAGGAGCAATTGAAGAAAACATGCTTTTCTTAGATAGAAAAACTGAGTTGTTATTTGACAACATGTTAGCACAACAAAACTCTTACGGAGCTGGTGGTACATCTTACGGTGTATTCGAAAACTCTGAAGACATGGCGCTTAACTTAGGTTTCTCTGGATTTAGAAGAGGTTCTTATGATTTCTACAAGACTTCATGGAAATACTTAAATGATGCTTCAACAAGAGGTGGTTCTGCTAACTTTGTTAACGGTGACAATATTGATGGTGTATTAGTTCCTGCTGGAACTTCTACAGTATACGATCAGTTACTTGGAACAAACATCAGACGTCCTTTCTTACATGTAAGATACAGAGCTTCTCAAGCAGATGACAGAAGAATGAAATCATGGTTAACAGGTTCTGTTGGCGGTGCTTCTACTTCTACATTAGATGCAATGGAAGTAAACTTCTTATCTGAAAGATGTTTATGTGTACAAGCTAGAAATAACTTTGTGTTATTCACAGCTTAATATTTATTGTAATAGTTACCCTCGTAAAAACTACGGGGGTAATTGTTACTCTTATTTTTACTAATTTTTATTATATTATATCATGTCAAAAACAAAAGAAACAATACCTCATCCAGAAGATGGATGGGAAGTAAAAGATAGAACATATTTTTTATTAGGTGATAGAGAACCTTTAACGTTTACGTTAAAATCAAGACACACGGAAAAATACCCGTTGTTATATTTTGATCCAGTAAAAAAAGAACAAAGAGCTATTCGATACGCAACAAATCAAGCGTCACCATTTCAAGATGCTCAAAAAGGTGAAGCTACATTAAAGCATATCATATTTAAAGATGGCACTTTAATTGTTCCAAGAGAACACCAAAGCTTACAAAAGCTTTTATCATTATATCACCCTGACAGAAACAAAAGATTTGCTGAATTACAACCTCAAGCTATAGCTCAAGATGAGTTAATTAGTTTAGAGTTGGAAATTTTAGCTTTGACTGCGGCAAGAGATATGCAAGTAGAACAATCAGAAGCTATACTAAGAGTAGAAATGGGAAGTAGTGTTGGTGAATTATCTTCTAAAGAATTAAGAAGAGATTTATTAATGTTTGCTAAAAGAAACCCTAAGCTATTTATTGAATTAGCTAAAGATGAAAACGTTATGTTAAGAAACTTTGGTATAAAAGCAGCTGAACAAGGAATAATAAGTATATCACAAGATCAAAGAACGTTCCAGTTTGGTAAAAACAAACGTAAACTATTTACAATACCATTTGATGAAAACCCATATTCAGCATTAGCTGCTTGGTTTAAAACAGATGAAGGAGTAGAAGTTTATAAGACTATAGAGAAAAAACTCTACTAAACATGTAATACTAATATAGGGCTCGTTCACTCGGGCCCAATATTATAATAAAAATACTCCAATGGCAATAAACGTAAACGCTGTATATAAAACAGTCTTATTAATACTTAACCAACAACAGAGAGGATATATGACTCCTGACGAGTTCAACAAAGTTGCGACTCAGGTTCAGTTAAATATATTTGAAAGGTATGAAGATGACCTTAATCAAATGTATCGTGTGCCACAAAATGATACTGAATACGCTAATCGCGTTAAAAATATTGAAGAAAATTTACAATTCTTCCAAAGAACAGGTGCTACAGCTTACGTAGGACCTCACTTTACTTTAACACCTACAGACATATATAGACTAGGATCTGTAATGTATCAAAGTGCTGAGCTAACTCAATATGCTCAAAGAAACGAATTATTACAAATTCTAAAATCTCCTTTAACACAGCCAACAAATAGTTTCCCTATATATTTATATGAGAATAATTTACTATATGTATATCCAAATACTATACAGTCTAGTATAACTGTGTCTTACCTGAAAACACCTGCAGATGTTGTATGGGGTTATTCAGTTGGTGCATTAGGACAATTCCAATACGCAGCTGGAACTTCAATAAATTTTGAATTAAATATTTCAGAGCAAACAAATGTTATAACTAGAGTGTTAGCTTATGCTGGGGTTATAATAAATGATCCTACTATAATACAAGTGGCTCAAGGAGAAATACAACAAGAAGAACAAAACTCAAAAATATAACAAATGGCAAGACCTGATGGAGGATTAATCCAAGAAACAAATCTACAATATTACGCGGGCGCGCAGATTATATATACTTCAGTTAACGGAACTACTGCTTATACGTTTACTTTTAATACTATATTAAACTTAGGTAGCGCTACAAGTTTCGCACCAACAGACCCTGCTTTTGGTTTAAATAATTTTAGAATATATACAAGTCCTAATGGATTAGCTAATTGGACAGAATACATAACAACATACACGTTAGTAAATGGACCTACAGGTAGTGTAATAAATTTAGCAGCTCAAAATATTGGTACGTATGTAAAAGTACAATTAAAAAGTGATGCTGTAGCAAACAATTACGGAGGTTACCAATACACTAGTTTAAACGATATAGTTAATAATTTTATTGTAGGTTACGTTGGCCAAGATAAATTAATACCAAGAGTTAATAGAACTGATGTAATATTTCATGCTAAGCGTGGATTACAAGAGTTTAGTTTTGATACGTTAAAAAGTATTAAATCACAAGAGTTAAGTGTACCACCTAGTTTAGGAGTTACTATACCACAAGATTACGTCAACTACGTTAAGTTATCATGGATAGATGGATCAGGTGTTAAACACACTATATATCCTACGCAACTAACTAGCAGTCCTTCTAACGCGCCTATTCAAGATCAAGCTGGTAACATAATACAAGATAACTTTTCTGAAAATATAGATGGAACATCAATAACAAACGAAAGATGGAGAGGTAATAACACGTCTAATATAACTGGTTTAGGCTTTGCAACTTCTAATGCTCCAGAGGTTTGGATGTATGATTGGTGGGGTGAAAACGCTTGGGGAGCTGGAGGTTACTACGGTCAAAGATACGGTGGAGATCCAGTTAACATGCAAATGAACGGATGGTTTAATATAGATGAAGCACAGGGAACATTTAATTTTTCTAGTGACTTAGCTGGTAAATTAATAATATTAGAATATATATCTGATGGACTTGCTTATGACTTAGATTCTAAAGTCCCTAAGATGGCTGAAGAAGCAATGTACCAACATTTACTATATAGTATATTGTCTACAAGAAGAGATACAGTTTCTATCGCTCCACAATATAAACAACAAAGATACGCTGCTTTGCGTAATGCTAAAATAAGATTATCTAATATCAAGCTAGATGAAATCGTTCAGGTAATGAGAGGTAAATCTAAATGGATAAAATCATAATAAATGGCTGAAATCAAAAACACTTTTCTAAAGCAGAGAATGAATCAAGACATTGACTCTCGTATATTACCTAACGGTGAGTATAGAGAAGCTATAAACTTAATGATTAGTAGATCAGAAGGATCAACTGTTGGTGAGTTTGAAAACGCTCTTGGTAATAGCTCTATACGTAGTTTAAACACTAGTAACTCTGTTATAATTGGTCATTATGTAAACGAAACTACTAATAAAGTTTATTTATTTGCTAGTGACTATGATAATGCAAATGGTGTTAGGTCTACTAGTGCCAATAACTTTATATATGAGTTGACGCTAGAAGGTTCTTTTAATTTAATAACTTTGGTTACCGGTAATTTTTTAAACTTTAATAAATCTTTTCCTGTAATTGGAGTTAATCTAGTTGAAGAATTATTATTTTTTACAGACAATTTAAACCAACCTAGAAAAATAAATATATCTTTAGCCAACCCAACACAGTTAGCTACACCTATTCATTACGTAAATGAAGACCAAATATCAGTAGCTAAATACGCCCCTTGTGACCCAATTGTTACAATGCAAAGAGTTAAGTTTGCTATAACAGGAACAGCTGCTTCTGATGACACTACTATTAGCATTAATGATTCAGCTGGTATAAAAATAGGAGATTTTATATCTCCATATGACACTATAAGTCCTTCTACTTTTCCAACGCCATTGTCTCAATGGAACAAAGCTAATTATGTTGTAGATGTACCTGCTGATGGAGTTTCTTTAGTTTTATCAAAACCTATGACGGCTCCTAATAGTTTTGATTTAATAGCGCAAAGATCTACAATGACCAATAAAACATCATTGTTTAATTCTAATGGTCTTGCGGCATCAGCTACGGTAGCCGGTAATAGTACTGGTGGAGCGGCAGGTTCTTTAAGTGCTACTTATCAATTCAGCGTGGACGCTACAAACTTTTCACCAAATGTAATACCTAGAATAGGCGACATAGTAACTGGTACTGGCGTATCTGCTAACACAACAATATTAACTACCTCAGCTTCTTACGGAGCAACTACCACGGTATGGACAGTTACTTTATCCAAAATAACAGCTATAGCTGATGGAACTGGTAATGCTATTAACGTAGCTGTTAACCAAAATTATGACGCTAGTTGGCAAGGTGACGCTGCTTTCTTAGAAGATAAATTTGTTAGATTTAGTTATAGATTTAAATTTGAAGATAATGAGTATTCTTTAATGGCTCCTTTTTCTCAACCAATGTTTATACCTAAGCAATACAGTGAGTTTGGCGCAGGCCAAAATCCAGACTTTGTTGATATGGACAATGCCTATAAATCAACTATACTTAATTGGTTTGAAAACAGTGTAGACAATATAGTTCTAAGAACTCCAATGCCTTTTAGCACTCCGGCTTTAATGACGTCAGAACTTTTAGCTATTGAAGTAGATTTATTATACAAAGAATCTGACGCGTTAGCGGTTAAAGTTTTAGATACTGTTAGGTTTTCTGATTTACAAAGTAGTGCTTTTGATGAAATAATATATTCTGATCCTATTCACGGAGAAGTTGTTACGCAAGATTTTTATGATTACAACTACGCTTCTAGTAAACCATATAAAACATTACCAACAAGTCAAACAACTAGAGTTTATGATAAAGTTCCTATAAAAGCTTTAGCACAAGAACTTATAGGCAATAGAGTAGTGTATGGTAATTATGTAGACAAACATAGTAGCCCTGATTCAATACAATTTAGTGCTTTGATTAGTGACAAAAGACCTTATAATGATAACTTTATACAATATCCTTATCATAATTTAAAACAAAGTAGAACCTATCAAGTTGGCTTTGTGTTATCAGATAGATACGGAAGACAGTCAGATGTTATATTATCTTCTTATGACAATGTTGACGGGGTAAACGGATCAACTGTTTTTGCTCCTTATAATAGTATTACAGAACAAATAAATAATCCTATAATAGATTGGTTAGGAACTTCACTTAATGTAAGGGTAGATTCAGCAATAGGCCAAGCTACAACTGGTGGACAACCTGGAATATGGAATGCTACAACAAATCCTTTAGGATGGTACTCATACAAGGTAGTTGTTAAGCAACAAGAGCAAGAGTATTACAATGTTTACTTACCTGGTTTTGTAAATGGTTTACCTATAGTAGGAACTGATGAAGAAAATAAATCTTCTTTTTCTGTATTACTAAGTGATAACATAAACAAAGTACCTAGAAATTTAAATGAAGTTGGGCCAACAGACACAGAATATAGTAGTAGTGAGCTTTTATATATTAGAGTAAATAACCCCAATATAAACGCGAAGTCAGGTAGACCGTATGGTTACCCATTAAAAACAACACCTTGGAATCAGCAATATTATCCAGGTTTTTTTAACCAAGAAGTATTGTCTATAGCTACTATTAAAGACATGGAAATATCAGGAATACCTTTTAAGCCAAACGCACCTGAAGGTGATTATGGTCAAGTTGGTAGTCTTTTTGATAATGCCACAGGTGAAACAACACCAGTAAGTATTGGATCTATTCCGTGGGGAGTATCTCCTAAGTTACAACCTTTTTACAACTCTGATTTAAATCCTTTTGCAATTAAAATAGATACAACGGCTAACGGTAAAGTTGCTTTAGTAGCTACAGCGCCTATTGTACCAGGTGGAGTGGGTGCAGATACTAATGCTGAAGATGGAACTTCTGCTACCCCTGGAATTATTACAATGCAACCTTTCTTAAGTGTTGCAGAAACAAAACCTGTGTATTCTTTATTGGAAATATTCTGGGAAACTTCTTTGCAGGGAAAGATAAACACTTTAAACAATTTAATAGATGCTCAATACGCTGGTATAACAACAATGAGTAGTACTGCTGCTGCATTTTTAGAAAGTGATACTACTGCAACTCAAATTGGTAATTCACTTACTTTTGCGACAGGTGGTGGCACAACGGTAACAGACGCGAGTCTAATAACAGTAACTTTATTGTCTGCTTTTAGACAAAGTGATGTTAACCAGACTACCGATGTAAAGACTAATTTTGATTTAGCTTTAAAAACTGGTCAAGCTCTAGCTGTCTATGATTTAGACACTGCGACAACTTTTTTCTATAGCACTACTTCACAGTTAGCTTTATCTACAGATGTTTACGACATAACAGTACAAACAGTATACGACGACGGTAGTGGTAACGCAGGTTTTCCGTTTACTGATACACATAGTTACGTGGCAACACTTGACAATGTGGCTCCTTCGTTTACAACAAACCCTATGAATCCTAGCGGTATAACAATTGCTAGCACAACCATAAAGCAATACGCTGCCGTAAATGGAACTGCTACCGCGGCTAATGAAACAGATCAATTAGTATTTTCTTTAGGATCTGGTAACCCATCTTCAGTAACTAGTCAATTTGCAATGAGTTCTTCTGGACTACTAACAACAAACAGCGCTTTAACTGAAGGCGATACTTGGTCAATTATAATCACAGTAACAGATGTAGATGGTAATGGAATTTCTACTAACGCAACTATAACGTTTACCGTAGGCGTGCAACACGTGCCGCAAGCTATATGTAACAACAATCAGCTTAGCGCTGTAGCTACTTGTACACAAAGCTACGAAGTTTTCTTTGGTGTTAGCTCTACAACAACATCAACAGGTACTTACGGAACAGTAGGCGGCGTGTTTTATCCAGGAAACTCTATACAGTTTTACAACGTAAGAGCTAATTTTTCAAACGCAACAACCGGAGCTTTAACACAAGGTGTTATGGCTTTAACACCATTACTAACCTCTATTGGTGGTAGTGGTGGTGGTGATTTATCAGTTTACTACACTGTTCAATATAGAGCAAACGCCCAAGCTAACTGGACACAAGCTGTTGACACTGGTGGTAACAGCATATCGTCAAGACAAATAACAGCTTCAACTGGTTTTCCAGGAACAGAGACTTTAAACTTTTCTATACCAGGAGAATACAGAGCATTCTCAACTAATGTAACAGGTGAAGGTTGTACTGGAAACACAGGAGGTTTAAAGTTTAACTTTACCGACGCGACATATAGTGGGTCATGTAACCTAGGACCACTGTAATAATCAACAAAAACAAGTAATTAATATAATATGCCACTAACACTAGAAGTTTCTTATTTTAACTCATATTACGTGAAGAGACTAGCGGATGTTCCTTACATACCTGATGTAGGAGCGGAAAGAAATGCTGTGACTACAGGTTCAGTTCCCGCTGGAAGTAATGCTACGTTTGGTGGTACTGGAATTGGTACCCCGGTTGTTGGTATGGCTATTAATGGAGCCGGTGTTGTTGGTGAGACAAAAATAGTTACAGTAAATCAAAACCAAACTATAATAACGTTCGATAAAGACGTGACCTTTACCGCTACTAATTATACGTTTACTTATGCGTGGGTTGGGCCTCAAGTATCTAATCCAGATGAGGATTGGTACATAGAAGAATCACGCATTAGAGGAGGTTATAATAACACCTCCACTGATTATGGTGTAAAAGCATATATAGTTGAAGAACAAGATTCTCAGGCGCGTAGAGGTAACTCTCTTATATACTCTGGTATATTCAACTCAAGAACAGGTATAAACCAAACTAATCAATTTAGTGTAGCAGACGAAATAACTAGAAGTGTAGATCCAATAAGTGGATCAATACAAAAGTTGTTTGCTGAAGACACTAACTTGCTTATATTTCAAGAGCGTAAAGTTAATAACGCATTGATAGATAAAGACGCTATATTCACAGCAGAAGGTTCTGCAATAACCACGTCAGGTAGATTAGTAATAGGACAAATAACTCCTATAGCTGGTAACTGGGGAATAAGTAAAGATCCTTTATCGTTTGCCGTATATGGTTATCAAAAATACTTTGTTGATAGAAACAGAAACGCTGTGTTAAGATTAGCAGGTGGACAAATAGCAGAAATATCTGGTATGGGGATGGTTGATTTTTTTAGAGATACTTTATCAGCTGTTACAAGTACTGGTGTTATATTAGGTGCTTATGATAATCATAATCAAAATTATGTTTTATCTATACAACCTAATAATAGATACGAAATAGACGGAACAAGTTTTAAAACTTTAACCTTTGACGAAAGATCACAAGGTTGGACTAGTTTTTTTACATACAAACCAGATGCTATATTTAGTTCACAAGGTAGTTTTTACTCTGCAAAAGACAAAGGAAATAATAGTAGAATATTTAAGCATTATACTAATCAAACTAGAAATAGTTTTTACGGATCAACAAGTAGCTCCTCTGTTCAGTTTGTATTTAATCCATCACCTAGTAATATAAAAACATTTCAAACAATAAACTACGAAGGAACTAATGGCTGGGAAGTAACAGCGTTTCTTTCTGATGAAACAGGGTTTGATGCAGTTGCTGGTAATTGGATTAATCATGTAGATACAATTGTAGAAGGAGCAGGAGCAAACCAATATAGAAAAATATATAGCTACGACGAAGGAGCTTATACAGAAGATAATATCCAGTACAGAGCTGGATTTGATAGAAAACAAAATAAATATATGGCAGTTATACCAAACAATACTCAAACACCTATTCCTGGAGAAGTGGTATTTGGTAATCAAACATCAGGTATAAAAGCTTATTACGCAACAGTCACTATGAAAACAGATGCAACTACTGATCCTAATGGATTAAAAGAATTGTTTGCTGTCAGTAGTACGTTTGCGCCAAGATAATAAATTAAAATAAATAAATATGCCATTAGCAACAACACTAGGAGTAGCTTCAAGCGTGATAACTGGAATCATAGGTGGAGCGGCTGCTAAAAAAGCAAAGAGAGCCGCTGCAAAAAAAGCCAGAGCTTTATCCAAAAAACTAGATTTTTTAGAAAACAATAGACAAGATATAGTTAATCCTTATGAAGGTATTAGTGATCTGTCTAGCATGGCTACCGATAGATCTGGGCAAATGTCAAATGCATATAATAATTTATCTGTAGCTACTCAAGCAGCTGAGATGCAAATAGAAGAAGCTGATATTGCGTTAGCAAATACTTTAGACACGTTAATGGCAAGTGGTGCTGGTGCTGGAGGAGCAACCGCTTTAGCTCAAGCAGCTTTGCAATCTAAGAAAAGCGTAGCAGCAAGTATTGAAAGTCAAGAAAAATCTAATGAAGATAAAAGAGCACAAGGTGAAGCTGATTTAGAAAGAAGACAGCTAGCTGAGAAACAAAGAATAGAAGGTATATCAATGAGTCAAGCAGAAAAAGTTCAACAAGCAGAAGTATCTGGAGCTCAATTTGTTTTCAGTGCAACCGAACAAAGAGAAGATGCCAAAATAGATAGAGTAGCTGGTCAATTAGATAATGCTCAAGCTCAAATGGCACAAGCAAGAGCAGATGGAACAGCTGCAATAACAGGAGCAATTGGCGGTATAGCAACCGCGTTTACACCAAGTTCAGGAACCCCAGCAACTAACAAAGATTAATTATGTCATATAGAAATCCAAAATATATAAATCAATCAGTTCAAGGTTCTTTTGATAAACTTCAAAACACTATTAACGCTAGTGTTACACAAGCTAAAAGAGTAGAAAAAGACCAAGAGTTAAAAAGCGAAGCTGATACAAATAGAGGCATATTAGCCGCGTCAATCCAAAGTCAAGCTACAATAACTAAAAACGCTGAAAGCAACGTAGTAGGTAACCAAATGAGTCGTGGTAAAGTTGGAGATTATTTTAGTTCATATCCTGCTAGAGCTGCTGAAATAGCTATGGAGATGGCTAAAACACCTAAGCCAGAAAACTATGGAGAGCTACAATCAGAATTACAGTGGATAAATAGTTCTCCAGAAACAATGAAAGGTATGTTAACTAATGCTCAGTCGTTTTTAAACACAAAAGACATGAGCGACATTGATCCAAATCAAAACAAAGATATACTTTTAGCATCTCAAGTTTTTAACGGAGAGCTAGGTTTTACGGAAGAAAATGGATTTTCATATGATTTTCAAAAAGGTGAAGGTAATTCTATAGAAATGGTTTTTAAAGGAGAAGGTTATATACCACCAATGAAAAATGGTAAAGCTAATACAGATCCTAATGATTTAGTTAGTTTTCCGACTGACGGTTATTCTATGAATAGTGCTGGTATGGAAGCTATGCAAGTACAAGATCAATCTTTAATTGTTAGTACACCTAAAATGAGTAAACAAATAAACAGCGCGTTACAAGGTACAAATATACTAGCTGGTGCGAATTTTAATGACAAAGGAGTTTACACTAGTGGTGGTACATTTAATAAAACATTATTAGGTACAGAAACAGAGGAACATACAGGCCCAGATGGTGGAATTGTTATGCTAAAATTAGTTGATCCTGATAAAGTTGCTAGCGCAATGAATTTAGAACTTACACAACAGGTAGATTCTTTTATTGGTCCAGAAGGTGACAATGGCCAAGCTAGATCCGTGTGGAATATGCGTATCGCTAAAGATAGTCAAGCCACTGTTTTTAACGAAGATTTAGCTAAGCAAGCTTTCCCTAAATTAGGAGATGATACAGAAGCTTTAAAAGCAGCATGGGCAAAAGGATCAGGTATTTGGAATTATAAAGATGACTTAGGGGAAGAACAAAAAGCGGTTTTTAATGTTATGTATAGAAAATTTATAGTAGACGATGTAGTAGAAACTATGGAATCAAACGAATTAGTTAATCAAAGAATTGATTTACTGTTAACAGAACCTACTAAAACTGGCAATAAAGGATAAAAATTTAATAAATATGGCAAATACAAACAGGGACTTTGAGAAATTAAAAAAGGACGCTAAAAAAGCAAATTGGCCAGGATTGAAGTCATCAAACAGATATTCTTTTACTGAATATGATGAGATGCAGAAGTTTTTAGATGACAAAAAAGAATTAGAAGTAAAAGAA